TTAGTAAACATAATTTTTCGATCTTTTGCGAATAAGCCTTTAACAGCAACACCGGATCTATTTAATCCAGGAAAATTAGACCATACAAATACAGCAGGAGCCCCGTCAAATTTTATAGAAAGTTTAACGTTCTCTTTTTTTGTATGGCCTTGAAGTATATCATATAAATCTGTAAACATATTAATAACCCACTTAAGCCCTTCAACTCCCTTAAGAATAACAAGATCTTCAGCATGTGTCATATGTTTGTTAACAGTAGGCGTTATTGCTTCGTTAACCCATTGGTTATATGATATAAAACTCGCTTTCATTATTCATTTATAATTTCATCATATTCTTCTTCTAAACCTTCAACTACGACAGGTTTTAAAATATCCCATATCTTTTGAATAGTGTGTTCATCGTATCCAGGATAATTTGTCTTAAAATTTTTATAATCATTATTTAAAATATCTCTTCTTAATATAGAAGCAGATATGGGTTTTTTATTATTTTCATCTGTCCTACGTTCATAGTTAATTGGATTAACTTCTACGGGCATTTCTATTACCTTAACGCCTTTTCTCAATAATTTTGCATACTTACCCATAGGAGAAAAATCATCAGCAAACTGTGTAACTCTCTTATAATCTCCGCCTTTTTTAGAACCTGCCAATGCATATATTCCAGGTTCAGCTTCATCTGTAATGTATTTATATGCTGTAAGAATTGGTGTAGGATATTTAACAGCTTCAATAGAAACATTATCAAAAGAAGTAAGAAGTTCTTCAGCAATTTTTAATGAAATCTCTTGTGTAATTCCATTTCGAACTCCTGGGCCAATAAGAACTCTAACTTCTTTAACATTTGGGTGTTCTGCATATCGTTTCATTAATTGAATATGTGCTGCTGTCAAGGGCTTAAATCCTCCTGGAAAAAGAACTATTACATTTTCTTCAATATTTTCGTTAAGCCAAGATTTATATGATTTAAAATACATAAACAATTTTATTTTATTTATCATATAAAAACAAAATTATTTTATTCCATTAAGGGTTTGCAACATTTCTATTAACTCTGGCTGTGGATGACAATCACTTTTTCCGGATCCTCGATAACTAACATGAGTCCATACGCCTCCTATTCCTGATAAAGCCTTTATCGATTTATCCCACATATCTTCATTGTATTTTAAAGATATTCCATACATTATTCTCCAATAAAGTAAAAGTTCCCCTACTGTCTGTATTTGGGCTGTAGTATATTTCTCATAATAATTATATCCCATAAATCCTTCAGGATAATATTGTGCAACAGCATATATTTCTTGCCCGTAATAGTTTCTATATTTACCATTTGTAGAAGGAATTAACCATCCCCAGTTATCAATCTCTATTCCTATTGAATACTTTTCAAGACTTATGTTCCCCGCTGCAATATGATGAGCCCAGTATCTTGAAGAAAATAGCTGCCAAGGCGTGCCAGCTCTATCAACTATTATACAAGTTGCTATTCTTCTGGGATCAGCTTCCCAGGTTGAAATATCACCATTAACGCCATCGCCTGATACAGTATGGTGTAAAACAATTTGGTTTTTCGGAAAGGCTTCTCTAAAATACTGATCTTTTGGAAAATTTATAGTTTCAATTTTTGATAAACTTATAGGCTTTAACGTTTCCCACATATTTTTCTTTTTATTTTCTTCGGTCTTAGAATTAGGTGTATCACTAACTTTTAATGGAATTACTACTCTATTCGGATTTCTAAATCTCCATGGAAATAGAAAAAATTTATCTGTAAAATTCATGATCTATATGCCTCCTTAATAGCATTATATCCTTTTTTTGTAAACTCTAATCCTTTTTCTGTTACTGTAATAAATTCGTTTTTTATATATAATGATAATATGTTTAAAGCAGTTTCTTTGACTTCTTGGATACTGTCTTGAATATCTGCATCGCTAAGTATGGGAGTTGCTCCTATTGCCGTCTTTTTATCGAGTTTTCCTTTTATCGAAGCCATTAAAAGTTCTTTAGACATAAATGGAAGTGTAAAATACTGATCAAAATCACCTCTTTTAATTTTTTGTGATATTTTATTAAAAAACACATTATCATTAGTATTTTTCATGACCTTAATTGTTTTTATTTTAACTATTTATTTGTTCATTTTAGACTTTAAAATATGAGAAAAATATTTAACAAAACTTTAACAATTTTTACGAAACTTGGTTACACTTTTTCATATAATCTAAGGTACTTAAGTTTTTGGAATACTATATTTTTCTAGAGCACGTGTTATGTACACGCACGCGAAAATCATATTAATTTTTCTTTTTCCTGAAGAGTTCTGACAACCCAATACGAATCTATCAAATCATCTAAATGAACTATCCAATTTTTCGCGCGAGGAGTCTGAAATTTTTCAGGATGTTCAAACAATCTTATTCGAAATTTACACATTGGCCCATTTGCTATGAATGCATTTATCATTTTGTTTTTTCCCATTCCTTTTTTGGCACAGCCTGCCACGCTTTTAACAGTGATAGGAGAATACGTGAACATGTTACAAATTGGAACAAGTTCGGATAGTCTGTCCATGAGTATATACTTATAGGCCCCTAATTGTACACCCACGTCACTTCTGGAGCCATAAGATAAACCTTCAAATCCAAGTAATATATTACCATTCAACCATGGTTTGAGTGTCTCTCGAATCAAATTTGATAGGTATTGAGCATTTGTAATTTCATGACGCATTTGAGAAGTAATATCACTTCCCTTTTCTTTATTATCTTTTCGATCTATGATTATAATCCCCGCTTCTTTAAAAACGTTGACCACACGAGTATCAATTCCGTATGGCCAACTAATAAATGTATACTTATTATCATTAAATATGCATGCAGCAGGTTTATTTATAGAAAAATCAAAGCCTATTAAAGTCATTATAACTGTTTTTTAATCGTTATTATTGTATAATTTTAAATCCATTTGCTAATTCTTCAGGGTAGCCCATCATACGTAAGTTATAATAAATTGCATAATGATTAGAAGGATCTCTTACCTCAACGGTAGTTGTTTTTCCATTTTTAAGTTTGACAGTAATTTTTTTCTTTGCAGGCTTTATGGGACGAACAGCTTCATCGATATCTTCATCAGTCCTTCTGCGCATTTTGTCAGCTAAACGATACATACCTAAATTTTCAAGATAGTTCGGATCCAGCTCTTCATCCATAAGTTGATCATCAAAATTTTCTTCTATCCAATCGGTTATTACTTCAAAACATCCAGGGTTATCACCAATAAATTCGTGAAATCCATCATATCCTAATAAACTAAATAGTCTATCTAATTTTCTTCCTTCTTCAGAAGCGTATTCTTCATTAATTTTTCTTGCTTTCATATTATATAGATTTTTTTATTTTTTCAAGTATATGCCAAGGAATAACAACATCATTTTTCGCTAGAAGACCATCTTTACCAGCATAAACTTTATCATTACCAAGCTTAATTACTTTTAACGTATGTCCTTTAATTTTAAGTTCTTCATTTATTTCGGCTGTTTCTTCTTGAGCAATAGATTCTTTAACTAATTTTGCTTTCATAATATTGAATATTTTATTTTCCTAATGCAATTCCCATTGCTGTTGTAACCAAACGACTTGTTAAAAGTTTGCCAAGCGGTCCTTCTTCTTTAATTCCTAATACAGAACAAATTGCCTTTCCGATAGCAGGCCCGGCTAACAATCCTAATCCGCCGCCGACAGTTGCTCCTAAAATTCCTTCATCAATCTGCTCGCCTTTTTGTAGTTTTTCTACCAATATATTATATGCATTTTCGGCATTTTGGATCTGCTCCTGCGTCATTCCTTGAATTTGCGCAGATTCAAATATTTTTGAAGTAGGAGTTTGTAAGTCTTTATATGTTGGAAAGTCTTTCATCTATAATATTTTATTTTATATATCTTGTTCGGGAATTCCAGCAGTGTAAATTTCATTATTTATTCTTCGTGCTATCTTGTATCTATTATATGCTAATGCTAATGTAAATGTGTTAAATTCTGCGGCTTGAGTTGCATAACTGACATTAAATTGAGACATTCCCAATGGAATTATTTTTTGGAATTCAAAAGACATAAGTTCAAGACCATGATGATCAAGAAAACTCACAAACATAGATGGCCAAAATGGCAATCTATCTGAATAAAACTGAAACATTTCAATTTGATCGAATAACATCCAGTATGTTATAAATCCTTCCGATAATTTAAATGTTATATTTAAGTTTTTATCCAGTAAAGGCTCAAGTTCTTTTCCTCCCCTATAACGAATATTAAACATTGTTTGATTTTGAGTTGCAGGAGTTAAAATAACTTCTGGAAATGTTATTGATTGAACTGTTGCATTAATATAATCTTCAAGAGTTAAATATGGAAGCTTTAATCTTTTCACAATAGGAGTCCATCTTTCTCGTATTTCAGGATAAAGAAAGTCTCTGGGAAACCAAATTGCGAATTGAGTAAGTTTTGCGTTTAAAATACTCATAATGTATTAATTATGTTGTTTTTAATATGTTATTTTCTTCCGTTAATCTATTTACTTCAGCCTTTAAATTAGCTATCTCAGCTTGCATATCGGTAACTGAATACATATTTTTATAATTGGCCATAACTACTGCTTCATCGGATATATCATAGAATACTCCTGAATAAAATGTAGTATAAGCGCCATTTGGATTTTTAATAATTATTGAAAAGTTATTATTCTTTTGTTTTTTAATTGTGAATAATTGATCTTCGGATAGTTTAAATGCAAGTTCTCCTAGAGTTGTATTTGTAATAGTATTATCACTATCAAAATACGCATCTACTTCAATTTTATTTCCATTATCTAATTTAAAAACTAAAGAATATAAATAAGCGCCAGATAAATCAACATTTTCTCTATCGCCTTTATCGGTAATTCTTTCAAATTTAAATTTATATACTGAATCAAAATCTTTTAAAAATAACGGTCCCGTTCCTGACGGAAACAGTTCATTATCAACGTTTGTTACGACTGTGGTTGTATCATAAAAAACTTTTACAAACTTTGTTCTTTGTTGTGGATTGTTGACAATTATGTTTGGCTTTTCAGCTTCTAATCTATTAAACACTTTATAAGGAAGAAGATTTTCCACATTTATTCTTGTAAAATTAAGTCCATATTTTTTAGGATCACTTGAAGAAAAACTTGCCTTTCTTATAATTTGTGTTCCATCCATTCTATTTGTTAAACGACATGTATACTGAATTGTATATGATGAAGCAAGATCCGCGTGTCTTAAAATTGGTCTAAAATAATTTGCTAATGAGAAATTATCCTCTTGTGTAAATGAATATTTATGAGTTAAAAGACTTGTCCCGACAGGAATATGTTCGTTAACAAGTATGTCATGAATCACGACCCATTTTTTGGCATTATTACCATATAAATATCGGAATTCTTCGTAATTATCATTAGGATTATTTGACGTATAAATTTTAATTCTTCCACTTTCTATTTCTCCTATGTAATCACCAATTATTTGGCCGTTCCAAGAAGCATAGTATTCAATGTAATCGCCGGAAGTAGATTCTGCAATAAAACAATTGAAATTATCTGCCATGCTTGTGACAGGTAATTGTGCTAGAGTTTGTTCTTGAAGAGTAAATTGATCACTAACTATATCTGCGATAGTACTATATGCTAAATAAACATCACTAAGAGGCTTAATTTGTAATGTATTTCCTATGTTTGTGGCGGGAGAATTATTTCCTAATGCCTGAATAGAAGGAATAGAAAACTCAATATATTTGTCATAAAATTTATTTCCTAAAAATAATGTGTTGGTTGCGAATTTAACAACATTTCCAGAGATAGCATCAGTTTGTCTTGCATATGTAAAGTTTGCTAAGTCTGCATAAGAACCAGTTGATGTTTCAGCACGAATTTGTAATAAAAAACCAGCAACATCATCAAAGTTATATCCTGCTACAATATGAAGTTTTATGGTATCAAGAGGATATGTTAAAGTCGAAATAACAATTGAAGAATCCCAATAATATGGATAAGTAATTGCGGGGGAAACAGAATCAAAATACCATGATGTACGATCTGCGGTTGTAGGCACAGAATTTAATGATAAAATATTATTTGTTCTTCCTAACGCGCCATCTCCTTCATAAAAATAAAGAGTACTGGCGTCAAGAACAGCTAACATTGGTGATGTTAGCGTTCCTACTACATTATCTTTATTAAACTCATATTCAAGAAGAAGAAAATCATTCAGTTGTAAATATTTGGATATGTTTGTTGCCATTTCTGTTTTTTTATTTTAAAACGAATAAATATTCCATATTATCGAAGGGCCTATTACCAGTCCATATGATCCTGTCGTTATATTAAATCCGCCCGTTGCCCCAAGACCAACGCTAAATCCTGTAAACCAATGTTTTTTCTTCATTAAGCTTTTAATAAATGGGTTACTATTAGGATCTATAAGTACGCCTTGCATTTGAGCAACTGTAAATCCAGGATATGAACTTTGAATGAAAATTCGTAATTTATCTTTTTCAATCTTTTGTCCCCATGTTAAATCAATTTGCGTAAGTCTATTTGTTAGTTCGGTATCGACATGTAGTAACTCAAGCGGATCTTTATTTCCTATTTGAATATATGTTCTTCCAGCGAATACGTCATAATTTAAAGAATCGTATCGATAGGTTAATGTCCAAGGAGCAGCATACGTATTTTCATCTATTTTTAATAATCGCTCAATGACTTTATCTTTTTCAACAAGATATTTTGATAGCATTGCTGAATCAAGACGTAATTGAATTATAGCATTATTTAAAGAAAAAATGTCTCCTGACTGTTGTTTTATTTTATCATAAAGAGATTTATTTAATTCTTTTAATTCTTTTTCCGACGCAATGTAGCCCGCAATTGATGCTTGAAATTCACCGTTTTTAAGTTTTTCATATCTTATAGAATCATTTAACGCAACCTGATTTTGATCGCTGATTGTTTGCTGTCGTTTAAGTTCATTAATACGAGAACATTGATAAGCGGACAGTGTTATAAGACCAACTGCTATAATAGCAATAAATAATTTGCTTTTAATGAAGGACCATATTTTTTTCCAATTTATTTTCATGTTTTAAAAATATACGTTGTTATTGTAATTCATGCGGCATTGGAGCTTCATACATTGCATATTCTTGAATTTGGTTAAATTCGTCATAGTCAATAACCCACTTATTATTGACAATTGATACATCGACACCTGTATCATGATATTTTGCTTTAACAATTTTAATATATGTTGTACCATATGTTTCCACGGGATAATCTTGATATGCATTTATATCCCCTTCGACTCTACACGATGAATCTACACCTATATTAAGAATAGTTCTTTTAACGGTCGTTGTTTGCGGGTTTTCTCCATTTTCTTGCCAATTAGATTCAGCAGTACATGTAACTGTGTAGAATGGACTTTCACGAGTAAAGATTACTCTACCCACTGCATAACCACCTCCTGGATTAGGATTAGGAGACATATTAGATAGTACTGCATATGAATACATGTAAATGCTTATATCAACCGTATAATTACCTAATGTAGCAGTATTAAGAATTCCATCGTTTGTAAATGAAATATATGGTGTTTCTTCACCTTGACTAGGATCAATAGGTGGTATAGGTCCAGAACCTCCAGGCGATCTTTGCATAATATACATATATCTTTGAGTAGCAGTTGAGTTAACATAGAAGGCTGCAGATCGATTCGAACCTGTATTTCTTGATACACTTACTAAGAAACTTGAATATCCTGCTGATCCTTCCATTGGACTACATGTAATCCAATCGACACCTGAATCATAAGGAGGACATGGATTATCTTCAGGGTTAGCTACACCGTCAATAAACCAACCAATAACAGAATTAGTACTTACGTCAATTCTGTATAATGTACTACTATCTGTGCGTGTAGATCCATCCCATACACCTGATGCATCTGCCCATAAATATGTATTAGGAGAACCATGGATAAGATACAGATAAGGTGTAGCGCTAGTTGTAAATGATTTTACAGTAGAACGCCTGGACCATCCATTTTTTGATAAATTCATGTAATATTTATATGGAGTAGTTTCAGTTAAACCTGTAATAGTAATATCTCCTGATGATTTACAATCAGAATAAACAATGGGTCTATAGTCAAAACAATTGTTTACATTAATAGTTGTTTGTGCAGACACATCTTTATAAACATATAAATCGGCTATTACGTCTGAATCATCTGCAAAATCCAATTTGTCCCATCCTATAATAGCATAATTATGCCCAGCCATTTCACTGAATGATGAAGGATTTGAATTAAAGTTTCCTTCAAATAATGGATTTGCATTTATTTCATAATTAGTAACTATAGTTCCTGCGGGCGTTGAAGGTGTAAAATGTGTTGTATTATCTTCTTTATTAACCATAAGAGATTTAACATCAAACATTAAATTTACGTTTCTAACATTTCCATTATTGTCTAAGTTTCCTATTCTAAATGTATTTGTACATATGTCTCTTACTATAGCAATTGCGTTATTATCATTTTCTCCCGATGAATAAACTGTAAATGGATTATAAATACCTTCAACTATATTTGAAAATTCTATTCTAGTAAAATTTTGTGTTAAAATATCATAAATATTTGAAGGCACACTGTAATAATTAACTTCTTCGGATGCATAAACATTATCAATAAGATATTTTGGGTCTAAATTATTATTAAAGTATCTTTTAAATCTATGAGTATCCGTTTCTATTTCAGCAGATGTAAAAAGACCCGTTGTATTTAATCTCGCAAATTTGTAAACATAATCTCCAGTTATGGGATCAACTATTTCATACACACCTCCGTTTACGTCAATAAAAATATCACCAACGTTATAGGTTCTTCCTCCGGGCAAAGGCGTTTCATTTAATTCATATAACGTGGATGAACACAATATATTATTATTGATTATTGCAGCTTGAATTGCAGCAGATTCAGTAACAGTATCATAATCTGTAAAATACAATGATAATCCTGTTAATCCCGCAGAACCATCGTCTCCACGTGATCCAAACCCTGGGCGTCCTGGTGCATATTGAAATTTATCCATTTTTAGTATATTTTATTTATATATTTTTATTTATGTTCAACCAATACTAGGGTGGTGGTAAAGCCGTTTGTTTTACGCTAACAATTACAGGTCTAGCACCATCTCTAGATTGAACAATTACATGGCCTTCACGATCTGGACCGCGACGCCTTGTTCTTTTACAACCAACTGTAAATTCACCGTCTCCTATTCTAGGGCTATAATAGTCTCCTCCATTGCTGCTAATCATAATCCATCTAGGATCAGATGCAGTTGCATACCATCTATGTCCGGCTCCAGCAGTTATTATTACATTACGAGAATATGGTATACCATAATCATTTCCATTATAATCTTGCCATACACCTGAACTAGTAGTAGACAATGTAGGTGTAGGACGACCTTCTTGAGAAATACGTAATATTACAGGAGATGCCTGAGAATTGACTTTAATGTTTGCAGTTCTAGTATTTCCTGTATTTTCTGCAACTTGAACTATAAAATGTTCATTGTTTGAATATGTTGTAGCAGATGTTGGCGTACAAGTTACCCATCCAGGGATATTTGATAATGACCACCCGGTTGTCGAATTTGTAGATAAATCAACAGTATATTCCGATAAGCCGTTTATTAATCCATCGGCAGTTGCAGTAAGTGTATGTGGAGCAGGAGGATTAATAATTTCTAAAGTAGGTGCAGAACCAATTGTATACTGTTTTCTAAACGTATTTCTTACCCAGCCATTTTTAATAATACTTATATGATATTCATATATTTCATTTGCTAATACGCCGCTAAAATTAATAGAACCATCAGATCTAATATTATAAATGACATATTCAGATGTTGGCATATCCACATTTTTCTTATATACATTTAGATCTGCACTGATATTAGTATCAGGTGTAATATCACTTAAATTCCAATAAATAGTTAACACAGATAAATCAGTTGTTAGTGCATATAAAGATGCAGGAGATTCTAAAAAAACACCTGTATATAAAGAATGATAGTTTGCTTCATAATTAGATAGTATTTCACCCTCCATAGAATTAATTTTAATAGAAGGTAATAATTTTCTTAATAACGAAACATCAAAAATAATATTAACATCATTAACAATCGAATTTTGTATGTTACCGATTCTAAATTGATTTTCATTTATTTTTCGAACAATGGCTACAGATTTTTTATCATTAATATATCTAAATTGTCCAGAAGAATAAACAGTAAAGGGATTATGATTATCTCTGACAGAATTTGAAAATTCAATTCTGGCAAAATTCTTTGGTTGTATGCCATAAATTTTTCCGGGGTGTGTTAAATAACTTCCTCTTTTAACATTATACACATTATCAATAATATAATATGGTAATGAAGGATCAGAATACATGTTACAATATCTGTTATATGCATAATCCGCTTGTATAGATACATCTTCAAAGTAATTAGCTGTAGCAAATCGTACAAAAGGCGGATCACTGTATTCGCCCGTACAAACATCAGTAATTATACATATATTTCCTTTATTATCTACTATAAATTCATAATCTAAATATGTTCTTCCTCCCGGTAAGGTTTTACCTGACGGATCAATTGAATATAATGTCTCGTTTCGTTGTATTCGATTAGTTATTATATCAATATCTTGTATAAGATTAAAATCTGTATAATATACACCCATGCCTTGTATACCCACAGAACCATCTGCACCTTTTACACCATAACCAAATAAACCCGGAGAATAATTAAAATTCATAATTTATATTTTATTTTTCGTGTAATGTAATTTTAACAAAATATGTATAATTTCCCGTTTTTGGAATTATGATTTTATAAAAATAGTCATTTTGTCTATATATAATTTGTCCGTTAATATTCTGTTTTTCGTCTAATATGAAGGATGAATTGAAGGAATTTGCTATTCTCGTTGTATCATAAGGCTTATAATAAAGATCCAATGAAATTTTTGGTGCATTAATACTGTAATACGGGAACACCGTATTTTTTATATAATCTATTATAATGTTATCCTGGCTAGATAAGCTCGACCAATTAGAAACAAATGTTAAATTGTTCGTAAATTTATTAATTATTGATTCCGATAAATTGTAATTAATAGTAATTTCTAAATCATTTTCTGAATATGACATTGCAGAAGAGGTCCAACTATTAAATTCTAATTTATCGGGGAATTTAGGCAATTTAGATCCAAAAAATGCAGGCATTTCTATTGGGCATCGATATCCATTAATTTCCGTGTCATCTACGATAAAATATCCTCTATCCCATAATGATTTGAATAAATCAAAATCTTTAACATATGTTATTGCATTTCCTTCATCTATATTCACTTGTGTAATATTAGATACTAATTTATTACACCATAATTGGGGTATGGTTCGAACTAAACGTAAATTCGTGTTCGAACACGTAAAATCTTTTTTAAATATGTTAATGATATCGTCTGTTTCATTCCCGGCAAATTCAAACAAATTATTAAATTTAGGACTTAACCAACCGTTATATGCGTATGTGCCGTTAAATTCCCTAGCTTCATTTATTGATATTGACATCATATTATAAGAATCAAAATCGTATGTAGAATATATGTCATCATCCCTTAGTAAATAAAACATTACATTAGAAACTGAAGATAATAAAAAACGCAATGTTTTTATATCTGTAGTATTGTCAGCATATAAATTTTTATTGGTATTATAAATGTAACCATAGTTTGTCGTATATCGATTATATGCAATAGAATTAGGAATATAGTTATTATTATTATAAAGTACCTTCTGAATAAATGTATTATATAAATATGGCGCAAAAAATAAGTTATCAATAATTGTATTTTCAGCAAAGGCATTAAATGTTGAACTTATTCCATTTAACGCTTTATTAAATTGAGCATAGGGTGAACCTACGCTTGGGTCAAATATATCATCTGATTCAAAAAGATTAATCATTGTTTTTGCTATCGTTGAATGATTAATTATAAATGGCGCTTTAATAAATGAATAATAACTTGAGACGTCTTCACCTGTAACAAAACTAAGGTCGGAAGGATCAAGTAAAGATTTCCCGGGTAAAAAGGAAGAATGTCTATACGTATAATTAAGTTCATCGTTTCCCTGGTACCATATCATTAAAACCGTCTTCGTATTTTCATTAATTATTACTTCTATGGGATGTTTTGACGATTTATTCTTTGATGCTGTTGATAATATTGAAAAACGATAGCGATTATATTTCTTTAAATCAATTAAATTTTTTGCATTATATTGTATTTTAAATGAAAGGTTTAATCCTGTACATATAACATCTAATGAATTTTTATACCCATTATAATACATTATAGATGAACGAGTATTAACATCATTTACATTATAGTTAGAATACATAAGTTTTGAAAAGTAATCAACGTATGGGTATTTAAACATTAATTCTTTTATTGTTAATCCTGTTGTTTCATCAACATCATTAATATCGTAGAATACGTATCCTTTCCATGCATTTGTCCCAGGCGATAAATACTTAAATGAAGGATAAGAAATTTCTCC